CTTCAAGTAAAGCCCACTGTGCTGAATTTATTAATTTTTTTACTTTCTTAATTCTTTTGGTTAACGGATGACCCACCAAATGAGATTCAATCATACATGTTTGTACGTGTAATCTATCCATTAATTCTAAATAATGTCCATCATTAATCTTCATTTTCAGTAATTTTTACAATTATTGAATCGTTATGTTCTATAATCATGGTATGAATACTACCCGTACCAAAATTTAATTCAGAATCTGTAATTTCAGAATCCCAATAAAGGTCAATAGGACTGAATTCTGACTCTTCTTCTTCAGTCAAGGGTTCGTCCCACTCAACATTAGTTACGTCAACATCGCCGTCCGTAGAGGTCTCTATAGACAAATCAGGGAAGTCAAGGTCTTGCATTTCAGTTAAGTCTTTGGATTCTAAAAGTTCGATTAGTTCGGAGACGTTAAATTGTTCACAAACTAAGTTAGCTCCTCTCCAAGTAGTTTCGGAATCACAAGAAAACTGTTTATCGAATTTGGAACCATTGTGGTAACAAATTTCGAGTAGCGACTTTCTATAAAGGTCAATGCTGACTTTTACGTAATCATCAGGATTCAACTTTTTGAGTTCTGAAATTACAGATTCATTTTTCATGGGTAATCAATTTGTTTTGTTTCGGTATCAAATAAAATGGTTATAGGTTTGTTTTCATGTGTGTATCTCTCACCTAAGACTGATGCGTTGATGAATTCTACCCCATTAAAACTTTTCTGACCGTAAGCACAGTGTATGTGACCACATACGTGTATTTTGGGTTGGATATCCATAATTCTTTGAAACAAATCCTCACAACCTACTCTTTGACCATTTGGAACCCAATCCAACATTCCATGTGCTGGTCCATGAGTTATCAAAATATCAGTGTTACCAGGAATCATTGCCCACTTCTCTGCGAGTTTTTCTCCTCTTGGTAGATTGAATGCCCAATTGAAAAATTCAGGTTGCCAAGGACTACCGTAAAACTTTACACCATCGATTTCGATACCATTATCGAAAAGGTAATGAACTCCTTTTTCTTTATATTCAGGGGCAATATCACTCACCAACTCAAAACCCCAATCGTGGTTACCAGCAATGAAGATTTTGTGAGTGTAGTCAACATTAGAAAACCAATCCAAGAAACTTTTGATTTCCCCTGTTTTACCCATCATACTGATATCACCCGCGTGTACAAGAACATCACCACTACCTAAAATGTTATTATAGGCCTTGGAGGTCAAATACTCGTGTTTGTTATGAGTATCACTAATGAATGTTATTTTTATCGTCTTCATCTTTATCCCAATTTAGAAAATCATCTCCTTTATAGTCAGGGTGATTTTTGTGCATGTTATCAATTCCTTGAACCCAAAGGTAGGATATAATTGCGACAACTATGAACATTACTAAAAAAACTATCCACATATTTTTTAAATTTTTTAATCCCACCAATTTTTTATACCTGAACCATCAAACCAATTTTCCCAATGAGAATGCTCCCATTTTTCTTCGTCGGATAGTTTATCGTAAATTTTTATGAATTCTTGATGGTCTTGTCCTTTGAGAATTGACCATAATTCATCCCATTCCTTCTTTTCGAGCTCAGTTGATAAATCGAAAACCTTTCTGTTATGTTCTTTTTCTTCAGGAGTATCTTCTATGTCGTCGAACCAACCACCACTATTTTTCAACTCACCCAATTCCTTTTCCGCTAATGAAATATAATTTGATTCATCCAAATTTCTTATAATTTCAATAACTCTTTTCATTTTAGCAACTTTCTTCATCCTTGATACTTCTACCTCGTTACCATGAAATTCAAGTGTGTTAGCACTTTTTTCCAATGAACGTGCAAGAAGACTTAAATTGAAAGTATAGTCCCATGACCTAAATCTCCAAAGTTCTTTTCTGAAATACCAAAGGTTTTCCAAGAACATAGGTATTTTATAACGAAAAACTTCGTAAGTTTTGTACCACCAAGTTTGGTGTCTTGCCAACCTTTTGAGTGATTTCCAAAAACTATCTGCAAATGTTACTTTCATCTTGAATTTTTTATAATTTCCATAATTTCTCTTGTTAGAGAACCTGCTGTCTTCGTACCATCATTTGACCATTTTATGATGGCGTTTTCAATTTGTTGATATAATAATAGAGATTCCATAATGCAAATGTAATAAAAAAATAAGACCCGACAAATTAATTTGACGGGTCTTTTGGAAAAGGGATATATGAGAACACTCTGAAGAGTGATGTAGAGATAAATATATCAAAAAAATAAAAAAAATCTTTATTTGATACGTCTAAGGACAAAAAAAGTTAGCTTCTTTGTTTTTATATATCGACCAAAAAACCCCTTTTAATTGAGATTTTTCTTTACACCTAGGTTCACAACTATGCTTGAGGTCCCAAAGTAAAAAACATTTGAGAGCCACATCGAGTTGGTCTTTGGTTTTTACCGAGTTAACAATTTTGATAACCCAATTGAGTTCTGTATTTACCGTTGTTTCTTTCACTTCGAGTTCCATAGTTATAATTTTGGTCAAAGATACCAAACAAAGGTAAAATAACCAAAAACTAAGATAATAATTTATAATATTCTTTAAAATGCTTTAATCTATCAGGAAGACCGATAGTACCTCCGTTAACACATTTTGTTACAGATGTAACTGTTGCATCAGACGCATCCACACATCTTTTCAAACAGTTTTTACTGAAAAACCAAGCTGCGGATAATAAAGGATATTTTGTTGCTACCAAATCAGGGTTTGAAACCACATCCTCATTAATTGCCTTACCAAATGCGGTATAGTTGTCTTTACCTGTTAATTGAATATAACCTCTACCTCTGAATTTAAATCCTTCACCTGTAGATTCAGGACCATTACCCATTCTACCACCGTAAACTCTACTTGCAATCTTTTGTGGATTTCTTTGATATGATTCAGCTAAACCAGCTTCTTTAAAATATTTTCCGAAGATTCCTTTCAAACCACTAGCAGAATAATTTAGATTCTCGTTAACCACTTTGAATCCACCACTTTCATGTCCACATTGTGCCAAAAAGTGTGCCAATTTTAAAGGAGTATCAATACCAAACTTTGAAGCGGTATCAGGAATTTGAGAAATAACATTATCAGGAATGTGACCTTTTAAATTTTCTAATTTGAGGGTTCCACTTGATACTACAGGTTGTGATACCTGAGTAACCTTTGCTGGTTCGGTAATTAGAACCGCCTGACCCATGATTTTTTGCCAAGTCTGTTCACCAACTATTCCATCAGGTGTTAACCCATTTTTTAATTGAAAAGATTTAATTGCTTCCTCGGTTCCTTTACCAAAAATACCATCAGAACCTAAACCTAACTTTGATTGGAGTTTTTTTACGTCTTCTCCTCTAGACCCAACTTTTAGTAGCATAGTAATTTACGTTTAATATAAATACTTTCTACTGTGAAGAATGGGACAGGTTAACATCACCCAAAACACAATATTTGATGTTTTGAGTTAGACTTGTTGTAACAAAATTGAGTGTAAATGATGTTACAGGACTAATAGTTCCAAAATTATTTTTATTAATCAAATCGTAATTTGAAGATGTAAACCAAAGTACTTCTGTAATTGGCATAAACCCTGTTATGTGTGAGGCGATTAAGTAAGCATCCCCAAAATCTAAAGTCCCGTTTTTATTTACATCAGATGCTTTCCATTGTTTTGTACCCGTTAGAATCAAACCTGTTGGTGTTACAGGTGGTGTAGAAATGTTTTTTGTTTCGTCAAAAACAAGATTGAAATCTTGAGATGTAACACCAATAACGGGGAACGACGGAACTAACTTGTATGTTGAGTTTTGAAAAGGAACACTGAAGGTGAAAAATCCACTTGATGTTACGGTCTTGGTTTCGATAAAGTTGTCCACACCATTAACAACTCTAAATAAAGAAATTGATGGATATGATGATAATGTTGGAACTGATATTGTTCCTGAAATTGACCCTAAAGATACTTGGTTAGTTACGTTAGCACTATAAAAATCAGTGAATGTTTGTTGTTCAGGGTTTGTCCATGTACCAAACTCTATTACATAGGGATTAGACCAATTTACGTTACCTGGTAAGTCGTTCCAACAACTACCACCACCCCATTTCGTAACGGCAAAATCTTCATCACCTGAATTGTTTGGTTCACCATTACACCAGTTATTATATTGGCCTGCAATATTTCCTGCAGTTTGACCGTTTTGGGTTTTAATCAATGTACCATTTTCAGGACCAGCATCTACTCTCCAAAAACCTTCTTGAGCTCTATCCGTAAGTGCAAACCAAATATTACTTTGTGGTACATTTGATATAATAAATGCTTCCTCGTTGGCTGAAGTTATTGTTACAAGATATCCTGTTTGTCCTTTGAATGTTTGTGCAACTGAAAGTGCTTTTGCATTATCATATGTTGCTGTTGTAGATATTGGCCTATAGAAGTGGCCATTTATTGGATTATAGTAATATCCTACGGGGTTTACTGTTGCAGATACGGATATCTGAACATTACCCAGTGTTCCACCTGTATTAACCTTCAGAGAGGCTAAAGCGTTATTGATATTTGCCATGGTACCAGTAAATGCTATACGAGTAATGTTATTCCACGTATTATACCCTGTCGCAAAGGAAAGTCCTGAGGTTGTTGTGAGACTAAAAGTAGTACCAGCGGGAGGATTAACAAATCCAACCGACGCCAGTAATGTTGTTGATGAGTTGAATCCGTTTAATACAAACCCACTTCCGTCCTGATTTGATGTATTAAATTGATATATCCTTGATGGTGGAGAAGTTATACTTTGTCCAAACAAAAATAACGGAAAAAAAAATAATATTAGTATTAGATACCTCATAAATTAATTTTACTACCGATTAAGAAAAACGAAAGAATTGGAAAATCAGGATTGGTACTCAAATTCGCCTTATAGTTCACGTTTACCTTAAATCTTCTTGTTAATTGATAATCAAAACCCGAACCTAAAAATCCGCTAAATGTTCTATCACCTACGGTTACTTTATCAAAAGATGAGTAAACAAGAGGAGTAGAAATTATATAAATTTCGGGAGATATTGTTAATTTTTTTCCTGACCTGAATGGTTTTGTATAAAAAGCGGTTATTGATGGACTTATGAATAGATTTTTTTCGTCGGTAACTTTTGTAATCATGCCGCTTAAGTTCATTCCTGTAATACCCCACTTCCCTGCGTTTAGGATTGCACTGTAACCCACAAATCCCATGTAATTTCCGTAGCTATATAATGCAGTGGCATTGATATTATGAACCCATTTCAGTTTACCGTTGTTACTGAAGTGAATCTTGGTATAACGTCCATTCAGTGCAAATTGTTTTAGATTGAACCAAATCATAGATGTTACACCCCAACTTGCAGTCCCCGTCATTGAAGTTTGAGACATTCCGACGTTGATAATTCCCGTAAATGATTTATCTAGATTCTGTGCACTTGTTAAATCTGAAGATACAACCACAGGATTATTCCTTGTTGACTTTGAATTACCCCCCTTTTCATTTCTGGCGTCAACGTTCATTTGTGTTGTTGTTGCTACTTCAGAAGTTTCAGAGTTTTTATCTTTTGAATCAGATGAATTATTTGTTTGTTGAGAGTTTTGAAACCCTGTTTGATTAGATGAAGATGAGCTACTGACGCCGCCACCGACAGGATTATTATTGTTTTGAGAACTTTGAGAATTGTTTTGATTGCCTCCACCAGGTCCGTTAGTAGTCCCACCGCTCCCAACACTACCACTATTAGAAGTGGAACCGCCATTAGGATTATTACGATTTCCATTTTTTAATTTATTTTTTGAGTTATCTGAAGATTTTGAGTTCTCTATAACCAAATTTCCTGCAGTTTCTGAAGCAATTGCACCTGCAATACTCGAAACCACATTACCTATTACTTGAGCCGTTATTTGATTTCTGATAACAGTTGTTGATTGAACAGAACAAGGAGAAATTTTTCTGTAATCAGAATATAACTGATTAATCCAATTGGCAAATTCACCACTAGCTACATCTGCAGCGGTGAATGTTCTTGATTGACCATAAAAATATATTACAGTACCCCCTTGAATAGGTATTGTAAATGTGGTTACAGATTTTGTGCAAGGGTCAACAAAAGATGTGGTCATAGTTTGACCATCAACTTTCAAGCTGAGAAATAAGATAAAGAATATACTTAAAAAAGTTCTTAATCTTTTGCACATTATCTCGGGAATTTACCCTTTTTAATTAATCTAACGAGTATTCTACCACAAGCAATATCAAGTGCTTTCTTTGTAGTTATACCGATAGTTGATTGATTGAATTTAACATCACTTAAATTATCATCATTAAGTAATGTTAATTCTCTTACTGTTTTCGCTTCACCTAAACCTGATGCTGCCACAATTTCACCTGTCTCAGCATCTGTGAACCTTACTTGAAGTCCAAGTCTTGTATTAACTGTGTTTTTAACACCATCTTTGAGATTAACAGTCTCATCCTCTGATACTGAAAAATCATACACCTCAATTGTAACAAAATAGTGAGCAAGTCTAATCTTACCTCTACCATCAAGTTTGTCTTGTGATATTCCTGCTTGAGATGCTTGGAATTGTTTAACCATTCTGTTTTTAATCTCGGTTTTGTCCTCAGTAAACGTGAATCTATTGAGCTCAGAAAGATATTCTAACACAATGTTAGCAACACCAAGACCAACTTTTTTCTCTTTAAGTTCAGGATATTGTTCGTAAACCTCATCACTTATACCAATTGTTAAAATTTGAATTGGGATTTGAGGTCCATCGTAATCCATAAGAGAATCAATGTTTATTTTGGTTTCAAAACTTGCTTTGTAAGATTCTGTTTTTGTTGTACCAACAGTTTGAGCAGTTACCCTTACCGCAAATAGAAACAACAAAGTGAACCATAAAATTGTAATGATGATTCCTTTTTGTGTTGTAGATAATTTGTTCATATTAGTCTTGTTTTATTAAACCACATTTAAGACATTCTTCTTCACCATCACCATCTTTATCACCCCATACATGTTCACATTGACGATGTTCAAAATACATGTCGATTATACCATCACCATCTTCATCTATCCCATCCATTACACCATCACCATCTTCATCGATTTCTACACCGACTTGGGGGATGACTTGGGGGGTGACTTGGGGGGTAATTGATTGTTGCTGAGGTGATTGAACACTACCATCTTGGGTATTAGAAAACGATACACCATCTTCTTCGTCCATTTTCTGAACCAACATTTTGTCTTTGTCGGTGTCGCTGAACCAATAGTCGATAATTTTACCATAAGACCCAATAAACGCTCCTAGTAAAAGGAGTAATAATTCTTTCCATTCACCACTAATTGCGCTTTGTTCAAAGATGGCCATAAAAATGGCACCCATTATAACAACAAATCCACCCAAAACTAAGAAGGTAATCCACCACCTTCTTTTCATCATGGAGTTTAATAACTCTTTAAATCCTGTGTTTGGTTGCATAAATTACCATTTTGGTTCCTCTTGGAAAGGTTTCTCTTTCTTCACAGGTTCTGCTGGTTTTGCTACTGGTTTTTCTACAACACGTTCAATGACTTTTGTTGTACCACCTGCAGGTGCTGCCTGTTGTTGTTGAGAGTTGTTTATGACGATTGTCGGTTGAGGTTGTGCTTGTACTGGTTCTGCGGCCTTTTCATCGTGACCACCAAACAATAGTGTACTTAACCATACACCACCTCCAGCTACTACGGTACCCAAAGTACCTACGATTGTTTTTTTGAGACCTGACCATGTTCCGTCATTTGTCTCTTGAATTTGTTCTTCAGACATTTTTTTAAATTTTTATAAATTGTTTAGTTGTTTTATTACGGGAATCAAAAACTACTAATTGGTATAATCCACCAGGGAGACCTCTAACATCGAGTCTTTTGATAATTTTCGAGTCGAAATCTTGTGGTTGAATTTTACCCAAATTAATAACTTCCTTACCGCCCATATCATAAATAGATGCATATAATACAGTTTGTTTTGGTAAACCAATTTCCATGTTGATAATCCCTTCAGTCGGGTTAGGGAACAATTTGATTGTTATTTGTTCATTTGGTGATGGTGTAACAACCATCATGGCTCTGTAGGTCAAGACTGTAACGTCTGAGGCTAAACTAATATTGAAATGTTCTCCCATGGAATTTGATGCATCCATAAGTTTTCTTACATACACTGATGTGGAAATATCCTCGCTTGGATTAATGGCTGTGAATTTTAAATTAAACGGGGTCACCGCTCCAATCAGTGCCCCCGTTTTTTGATTGTTCATTCCTCCGAATCGAACAACACCTTTTTGGGGGTCGTGGTTTACATACTGTAACCACGGCCCACCCAAATTGGATTGTATTCCTTCGAATTTAACTTTATTGATATCATAGGACATCTCAAACTGTAAACCTGTATTTTGGAGACCATTTGTCTGTAATCTAAATGGAACATTGAGAGGTTGACCTACAACATATTGGTTTGGTATTTCTATGTTCATGTTACCGATAAAATTGTATGCTAAAACCTCACTACCTTGTCCATCAAATACAGGAGATGAGTGTGTTCTGTCGACATCCCCAAGTATAAAATACTTTAAGTCTAATGTTAGGTTTTCAGTACCAACAGAATCCGTTACGATTATACCTCTGTTAGATTTGGATGCCCAAGTTGACCAAGTTGTGTTAGATAAAACTAAACTGTCGTATTCTTCTTTTTTGAATACGTTGATTAATTTAGTTAAATCGATTGGTTTTAAACCTGAAACTGATGCGTAGATACCATAAGGGTCACCACCATCTAATGTACCTGTAAGGTTAATATCACCTATTAGATATGATAATGGGTGTTTTAAGTACTGACGACCATATCCTAAGTTAACATCAGTTGATGTAAACTCATTGAACGATTTTACCGCATCGGTTATTGTAACAGCTCTGTCTCTCAGAGATGCCAAACTATCTTGAGGGAATTTTAACTCGATTTTGTATCTTGTATTTTCCTCAATGTTAGTTAGTGTATAAAGACCTGTTGATGCGTTTGGTACAGTTGATGAAACTAACTGATTTGTATTAAAGTCGTAACAATTAATCGTTGGTAATAAACCACTAGAAGTTACTGAGTTAGGTAAGAAAACTTTACCTGAAATGGTAAGGTTCCCTAATAACTTCACTGCCATTTTTTTATACGACAGATTAGCAACGTTATCGCCAATTGACGTACCATCTTGTTTTATCATCCTTACCCAGTTAACGGTAATGGAATCTGAATCGTAGTTTGGACCTACGTTGTTAATTTTGTACTTGTTGTGAATAACATAACCATTGGAACTAACAGCAGCACCGTTAGATAGAATCAAATAGTTTCTACCAATTGTCCAGTCTGTGTTTGCTACGTAGTTATAATTCCCATTGGAGTAAGAATCATATTTGTAGTCGTTCCAAGTTTTGTAATCTACAACAGGTGTGTTGCCGTTCACTGCAACATCTACCGTGGTTGAAAGATGGGTAAATAGGGTTTTCTTAAATTGCCAGTCGACTTGGAAACCGCGGATGTCTACACCTGGTGCTGGTTTGTAATACCACGCAACATCTAACGTATCCCCCCTTCTGACTGTTGCAAGTTGTTGAAAGTGACCTATTTCTGGGGTTTGTGCAAAACTACTAATACCACATATTAGTAGAAGCAACCCCAAAAGGGTTTTTTTCATTTTACTTGAAAAGGTTTTGGATTAATGCCTCTGAGGACTTTTTTATTACATTCGAAACGGATTGTTGATTGATTGTGCCTGCTTCAGAAATAATAATTGTGGACATGGAAATCTCGGACGATTTCCCTGTGGATAGATATTCCTTGATTTTTTTACCAGATGGAGAATAAAGTGTTCCTCTCATTCTAAGGATTGTTTCGCTATTGTCTTTGTGAAAAACAGAAACACCCGTATTGGTTTGCAGGATGTCGAAATATATAAGTTCAACTTTTAGTGAGTAGTCGGAATTGTTAAGTGAATCTGCAAGTGTGTAATCCATTTCTTGTAGACTCTCTAATATTATGTTTTTTACCCCAAAAGTAAGATTTCGATTCTTAACCATTGGACCAATTTGAATCTTGTTCTCAATTGGATGAATATAAATCCTTTTTGGGTCTTGTTTTTCACTATATGAAACAAAACATAATAAGGTCAGTATGAATGATAGTAATATCTTCATTTATAAAGTATCTTGGTATCTATAAATACAGATTTTTACATTAAATTAGTATTTATTAATAAAGAATTTTGGATGTCTATATTAAATGAAATAGGAAGGATACGTGCGGTTATGGGTTTCCTAACAGAACAAGAGGAAATCGGAGGTCAAAAAATGAACGTAAACCTTAAAAGTTTTGTTGAAACTTTGCAGTTTCTAAAACTTCACAGTAATAAGATTGATAAAATCTTAATGGACATATCTGATTATTCAAACAATCAGATTATAGACTTCGACATGATGAATAGAGGTCTAAGAAAGACTCTTCTGAAAAAAGGAGATAAGAAAAAAAATGTTGAAGAATATTTGGGAAAAATAATTACATCCTTAAAATATAGAGAAAGGTCAGGTTATGGTACTGAACCAGAAAGTGAAGACTATGAGTTTGAAATCGAGGAACCATCAATTGTACCAAAGAAAGTTTTCAGAAAAGAACTTTACGAATTACAAGTAGAACTACTTAAACTCCAAGAGTGGTTGAAAAAAACCAACAAAACAGTAATCATCGTTTTTGAGGGTAGAGATTCAGCAGGTAAAGGGTCAACAATCAAAAAATTCATCGAAAATTTGAATCCGAGGTATTACAATGTAATTGCCTTAGGGGTACCCACACCTGAAGATAGAAAAGATTGGTGGGGTAGATATCGTAAACAAATAAGACCTGGAATGATTAACCTTTTTGATAGAAGTTGGTACAATAGAGGTCTTATTGAACCTGTGATGGGTTATGGCTCACCCGAAGAGTACGAAGACTTTATGGAAAACGTTGAGGATTTTGAAAGTGATTTGGTAAAAGAGGGTGACTATCTTTTTAAGTTGTGGTTTTCCATAGACAAAGACACACAAGCAAGAAGATTCAAAATGAGACAACAATCCCCGTTAAAATATTGGAAATATTCACCAAACGATTCCAAAATGCAGGATTTATGGGACAGATTCACTGAGTTCAAAGAAAAATTATTCGATAAAACATCTACACTTAATCACCCATGGGTTATTATTGATGCTGAGGATAAAAGAGTATCAGGTTTAAATGCGATTAGATACGTACTTCAGAATATTCCTTATGAAGGTAAAAATGAAGCCGTTCTTGATAAAGAATACCCTGAGGTATTAACAGTACTCAAACCAAATTTATAATATATGAGAAATTTAAAACAAATTATTAAAGAGGCTTTAGAAAAACAATTAAATCAAACTTTGATTCTTATAGATAAAGTAGAGATTTCAGAGGCTTTAAAATATCATATAGATAACGAGTTATCATTGACTGATAATGTGTTTAGAGTGTACTCAAAGGGTTATTTTGGCTTGGTTAATGAAGTAAGAAATCTTTGGGAACAAGGTAAAATAAAATTGAATGAAGAGGATACTTTAATGGTTGAATCTGACTTAGGTAAAAGAGTTAAAATTGGAGAGGAAATTGTTTACTTAGACGCCCCATTTGAATTGGATGATGAAGAAGTTTTGGAAGAAGCAAAACACAGAGGTAAAAATGTTAAATTAGGTAAACCATTCAGAACACCTGGTGGACCAAAGAAGTTTGCAGTATATGTTAAATCAAAAGGGGGTGGTGTTAAAAAGGTTACTTTTGGTGACCCGAAATTGAAAGTTAGAAACAGAAATAAAGGGGCTGCAAAATCTTTCAGAGCAAGACACAGATGTGACCAAAAGAAAGACAGAACAACTGCAGGATATTGGTCTTGTAATGTCGGAAGATATGCCAAGCAGTTGGGATTATCATCCTCAAACTCTTGGTAATGGAAATCAAGAAGGGTATGGAATTCGATAGAATCAAAGAATTTCTCCAAGATTACTTAGATACAGTTGTTTTACCAGCGTCGAATAGTGAACGTAGTGAACCCCTTTCTATGAATGTAAAAAGTATTCTCAAGGGTAGCTATCAACCACCGATTATTCATGTTTTTATAGAAGTTGAACCGCATTGGACCCCGAGAATGTCTTTAAGTGGAATTGAAAGAGACATAAGTAATTTCTTTCAAATTTTTTCAATAAATTTTAGGGTAAAAATACATTGGAATAAATCACCCAATCTCAAAGGAGTTATGGAACTATGAACTACCCATTTCAACAAGAAATAATAGATAACAAACTTAGAAGAGTTTTTACTCCTGACGTTGAGTCCGAGGAGTTAAAATGGCATCAAGACTTGAAGGACAGAAAAGTAACTGTAATTGAAGGAGGTGGTTGGGAATTTCAAATGGAAGATTCATTGCCAAGCAAATTAGAAGATGCGAGACAACTTTATATTCCGAAATTTGTTTGGCATAGAGTTATAAAAGGAAAAGGGACATTAGTTGTCGAAATTGAAGAGTTAACATGATTTTAAATTCTGATTTTATACCACATGAAAATTTTCACAAAGGTTTCTGGTTGAAAACAGAAAAGTGCCCGTGGTTTTTCTTTTATGAATCACCGAGAGATTTTAAGTTACCAAACAACAAAAATTTCTACAATACTTTAGATGAAGATTTGAAAGATATTGTTATTAGCCTTCATTCAAAAAAAATCCCAACGACCCCATCTTGCTCAGGTCATATCAAAAATGACGACCATTATGAAAAGATATTCAAAACGTTAGCCCACACAAAAAATAAAATTAGAAAGGATGGAATCGAGTTAATTAATCCTGAGACAGATAGAAGATTCTTTTATAAAAATCAGAATTATAAACTCCCCTACACAAAAGATGACTTTTTAAAAAAGCTTAGAAAATACCAAACAAAAGGTGTTTTGGGTATGGTGGACGAAGGAAATATTTACGAAAAACTCAAAGGTAAAGTACCTGTTAAAAAAAACGACGGTGTAACATTAATATTAACTGAAGGAAAAACCCCAAAGGAAATAACAAGAAAGTGGAAGGAAATTGAGAAAATTTTGAAAGACGTTTAAATTAAATCTTTCAAATCAAATTTCTCAACAAATTTAGGGAAGGCTTCTTTATAAGATTTCTGTGTCTCGTCAGAAATTTTGTTTGTGAACTGCCAATTCCAATAGAAGTTATCATTCGGTCTAAATCCATAATATGTATGTACTCTTTTCTGAGTATCTACGACATCGATACCTTTCCAGTTTTGTCCTACACATATAAATCCACTTTGAATGTCTTTGATAATATTAGACTCACCCAAAGTTGTGTGTCTATTTTCTAACCATGTAAGTCTTTCAATCAATTTCTGATAAAACATGTTTGCTTGACCCCATCTCACAGATGAGAAAAATATAACAGCATCAGATTCCAAAAGTTCCTTTGATATTTTCCAAAGTTCGTCGTCTTTGTTGTTTAGACTAGCCCAACATCTGTGTTCCCCTGATGGGTTTTTTGTTTTGTCCTTTAGCATGGCTTTTTTAAGTCCACAAGAATTACCCTCGGCTCTTGATACATTTCCCTCACATGGATAAATCTTTAGTTCTGGCACATCAATCAAAACAGACTTGTCTCCAAGGTACTCGTCAATGACCATCGCCAAAATTGTAGACTTTGGGATGTCCATTTTACCCAAATCCCAATTGTATCTGTTCGAACAAGGTAAAAGTAGAACTTTGTCTAACTTTTCAAGTTCTTCGATAGTTTTCTTCAGTGCTTTCAAATTACCTGAAGAACCATTTTTCTCAGATACATTGTATTTGTCTAATATTTCGTTGAGTGTCCTCATATTATGATAAATACCTAACTATTGTAATTAAAAACCCACCAAATAGGTGGGTTCAATATTATCCTCTAATAGGGATTACAGGGATTTCAGGTTGCTCGAATATAGGTACGGCAGTCATGGTCCTATATCTTTGTGCGGCATCTCTTAAAGTTTGATTGGGTTCTTCCATTGGTTCTAAAACATCGCCACCCGCTAATTCTGCTAATTGTGGAAGTTCTGCAACTAATATCTCTTTTTTCTCATATGCGTCTATACATTCTTTATGTACCAAATCCTGAATTTCATCTGAAGAAAGGTTTTTGTTTGTGAATTCAGATGAAAATATTTTTCTTATGTTTTGGAACATATAGTCATCAATTTCCAAATCCAAATAATCTACACGATTATCCGCTGCATTCCAAAAACTCATTTCTCTATCGGGTAAACTTCTGTAACCAGCAAATTTATATCCTGTTTTTTTGTTGATGAAATAACAAAGAATCCCACCTCTCCAATATCTTTCGAAATAATTTTTTTCAGCCTGATACGTGGTACACCATCTTGTACCTGCTCCATATTTCACTGAAGCTTGGAATGTTAAAGGTCTAACTGCCACCCACACATCGTCCTCGTATTCTTTAATAACCTGACCCTCAAGTTCTTTGGTAAGTTCTTTCATCGATGCTAAAGTAATTGCACCTCTAATTTCATCGATGGTTGAATAAGAAGTAACATCATTATTTTCAATTTGATTCCTATCCATAAAATACATGAACTCTTTGATTGTAGAAAAAATTTCGCTAGGGAAATATTCCATAATCATATTGTAAACGTACAACTCGTTATCAGTCAGATTTATAATAGAAATACCTCTGTTTATAAGACTAGATTCATATCTTAGTTTTACATCACTGTAAACTTCCCCGACAGAGTTATTTTTCAAATTCAATCTTTTTGCGATTAGTTTACATAAAAGTGGGGTATATTTGTAAGTTTTCGATGTGTCCAAATTTACAATTATGTCTAATATAGACACATTCAATTCAGGATATTGTTTTTTCATTTCATCAATTCGAGACATAACTTTTTTTTTTAAAACATAGTTTAAATTGAATTTTTAGTCAAATAAAAAAAGGTGGATTAGTTATCCACCTTTTGCGGAGGCTCAGGGATTCGAACCCCAGTTACAGTTTCCCGTAATTCAGTTTTCAAGACTGACGCATTCAACCGCTCTGCCAAACCTCCGAATTTATTTGTTCAATAAATACAAATCTATTAACTTTGTTCTATGAAAACAACTCTAACGACAATATTCTTAATAATTTGTTTGAAATCTTTCAGTCAAACAAGTGATGTAATGTGGGTTCCTGACCAAAAAACCATGGTTGTTACTTACAATAGTGATATAAACGGGGTAGGATTTTACCTCGGTGGATATCTACTCACATCTTTTCCTACTCCCTACATTTACACCACACCAATGAGTAGATTTAACAGAATGGGATTATCCATAACTAATCATAGAATATCTTTGATGGCGGGTGGTTTCGTTGAATCTTTCAGAGATAGTATCTCCGTTAAACCAGACATTTGGGTTAAAATTTACCCACTTAGAATTCTAACAAAAACTGAAAAAGGTTTAGATTTTACTTTTGGTGTAAATTACATGGAAGGATTTAGATACGGAGTTGGTTTATCAATCCCATTCAGAGGTATTTATTAATAATGAAGAAACTAATATTAGAGGATAAATTGGATAATGTTGTAAGAACAATCGTTAGAGATATTATAACGATTGTTAAAAAGGAAAAAGACGGTGAGTACGGTCTTCCTGAAGATTTATACGAAGACCAAATGGAATATGAATTTCCCCAATTGGGCAATTCTTTTTCAATTTTTTTAGAGATTTCCTCTGACGAATCAGTTGATGGATTCGATGTAGATGCAGAATACTACAATGATGATGATGTAATTTATGTGGAAATTATAACTAACCCAAGTTATGGTCAAGAAATATTACAACCCTTGGTTGGTGAGTTAAATGAAGTAATTAGACACGAATTGGAACACATAAAACAACATCAAAAAGGTTATAAGTTTCCGAGTCGAGAACCTAAAAGTCCTGAAAAATATTACACACAACACCATGAATTGGAGGCTCAAAGAGCTGGTTTCAAAAGGAGGTCAAAAGGTGAAAGGGTTGATTATGAAACATTGGTTAGAAGATGGTTCGACGAAAACATACATAAACACAGAATGAATAAAGACCAAGCCGAAAGAGTAATTCAAAAAATACTCAGTGAAAAATGAATGAATTACAAGGGATATTAAAATTTCTACAAAAGTATTTCAAGGACCCAATTGAATTTGAGGGAATTATATTTCAATACTTTGATATTGAGATTGAAGAAGGGTTCGCCGATGCTTTCAGATTCAACGTAAACGTTATTCTTCCTAAAGAAAATCAATCTTACATAGCTCAAGTGTTGGATAGTTTAATTCAAGACCAAATTTACGAAGCCTACAAATTTATCGGAAAAACGTATTCGTATACTATCGTTATGGATGTTAACGATAAAGAGCTATTCAACAATACTTTTACATTTATTAATAAAGAATCACTAAGTGAAATTATCAAAAAATGTAACGATGAATTCGGAAGGATTGGCATAACAGTTTTCGAGGGTGAAAAGACTTTGGATATGAGTTGTAGATTAAGTTGGGATAAAGTTCCTTATGATGGAATTCATGAAAACGTAAATTTTTATATGAAAATGGAACTTTCCGACTTCGAATTAGATAAAACACCCGTAATACCAAATCCTGAAAAACTAAATGATGTGGCTGGAACTCTTTGGAGTCTTTTAGTTGATAGAGATTGGTTTCTTCCTAAAATGGAAGACTATATATATGAAGTAATTTCACCTGAAACAAAAATTGATAAAGTTGAGGACGTATATGCTCAAGTTTTTATCAGAGTGAATAGACTAAATGGGATTAGAGTTAAACAAGAAGAAAGATACGGCAAGATTCAACCCGATTTTTTTATAACAGCCTCTTAATTAGTTTTTTGAACAAAGAAATTAAAATCTCTTTGGATAATAAAACAGCACCTGATGCTATTAGTCTCTCAGCTATCAAGACCGCGGACTCTGTGATATTCGTTGCCCCATATGCAATATCTTGAATATCTCCAATTATTGGAATTAAAAAGGCGTATGAAACAATTTCCAAAACCTGACTGGTGATAACTTTGGTGGAATTTAAAAATTTTGTAAAAGCGTCTTTGAGTTGGTATGCTTTCAATAAAGCGGTATCAAATGCTTCTTCCAAACCATGTTCTTTGATTGTATTCATGACTTTGATGAACCCTCTCTTACCTTCAAAAAATATTAAAAAGGCGATACCCGATAACACAAGATATCTTTCACTTTCGTTTAATTGAAAATCGCCTGACTTCAAAAACTCATTCAAAGGCATTACTAATCCAGCAATCGAGGTACCCCAAGTTAAAAACATCTTAAGGTTGATGTCGTAGGTCTTCAAAACTCTACCAACCATGTTATTAGTAAACGACTTCATTTTCTTCAATGAACCAGAAAGATTATCATCATTTCTTTGTTCATTCAATATTAATTGAAACTGTGATTGACTTATGATAAATTCCATACGATTATAAATACTCCAGTTATATTTATTAGTATGAAAGGTCCGCTTAATCCTGATTTAAAAGTTGGAGATGTAGTAATGTTACTACACATGGAAAAAGAAACTGCGGTTCCGCCAGGAACTATTGGTGTTGTTACTAATATAACGAGAGACCCTTTTGAGTCTCCTGACGAAAAGATTATTTCAGTGAAATGGGAAAATGGAAGTACGTTGAGTATGATTACATCAACAGATGCTTGGAAAAAAATAAAGTCTGAAGAAAATATCCAAGAACAACGTGATAGTGCTTGGGATTATATGACTCAAAATGCGGATGTTTTTGAAAATTTCGATTGGAGATGGTTAGAACAATTTCTATATAAAGTGAGAGACAGTGGTATAATCAACATGTATGCGGCATATCCGTTACTTTATTCGGGAAGCGAACACATAGACCGTTATTACGGTGAAGGTAGAGAAGATGAAGAGGAATTCCAAGCGGTTTTAGAAGATGCTGACGAGTCAAAAAACAAAATTATCCAAGGTGTTATAAAATATATGGAAAAAAATAACAAAGACCTTGATAACATGGACCAAGTCAACAGATACGCACAACATTTTGCTCAAAGAATATTGGGTCTATATATTGCTTTATCCTCGTTAGGTGGAAGAAATTAATTACTCAAAGGTGCCTTGATAGAAGGGTGGGAGGTGTAGTTCATTAACTGGATATCATCAACACCGATTTTTTCCCAATCAACAATATAACCATCTCTGAACTTAAAATCGAAATTTAATTTTACGTTCGGAAGTTCGAAAGATTTTCTTTCGATTTGTTCCCTTGCTTGGTCAATATGATTAAGATACAAATGAGTGTCCCCCAAATTACCAATTAACTCGTCGGGAACCATATTGGTTAATTTGCCGAGCAAAGTAAGTAGTAATCCATAGGATGCAATATTGAAAGGCAAACCTAAAAACGTATCAACAGACCTCTGATTCCACATTAAAGATATTGCTCTTGTAGGTGTCTTGCAGTAGTACTCATTATCAAAATCAGGAATTATTGTTTCATCGTATTCCATCCCCGTTTCGTAATTTTTGGAAAACCACAAACTATATCTTTCCCTGTATGTAAGTTCTCTTGTATATATTTGAAACCCGTAATGGCATGGAGGTAATACCATTTCATCTAATTCACCAACATTCCAAGCATTAACCATAAGCCTTCTTGAATCAGGTTCTGTTCTTAACATGTGAACTAATCTTTGAATTTGGTCGAACCACAATGAGCCCATTTCACCTTTAGAAGTGGTCATCCAACCTTGCCATTGTCTCCATTGTTTACCGTATATAGGACCTAATTCACCATATTCTTTGGCAAATTTCTTATCAGTTTTGATTTTATCTATGAACTCATCTACAGATTTGAGGTTGAAATGAGGATGACCCGACATCGCTGAATTTAGTTCAAACTCACGTTTAGTAATGTTCAAATAATTTTTATAAGCATCACCATTCCAAATGTTACAACCATTATCAACCAAATACTTGATGTTAGTATCACCACGTAAAAACCAAAGTAATTCAGTTACCATAGTTTTCCATGCCATTTTTTTTGTTGTGAGTAAGGGAAACCCCTCTCTCATGTTATGACGAATTTGATAACCAAAGATTGATTTGGTTCCCGTACCTGTTCTATCTTTTTTTTCTACCCCATCACGAAGGATGTGGAGTAGTAGGTCTTGATATTTTTTGTCTATAGTATTCATGATAAAACTATTATTTCACCAGGGTTGTGAGCTGGTATGTCGTAGGTAAATTTATGTTTATTAAGAATGTTTACAGTTAAATTTCTCATTCTAAGTGAGTCTCCTGTGATAATTCTAACAGGTAATTCAGTAGAGTGTAAGAGAACAAAATTTTCTACCTTGTCTCTTACATCTCTATGAAATATACCGTGTAAATCTAATTCTTTCATTTTACCCATTCTTGAAAAGCTAGTTCGTAAGCGGAAACTCGGTCTAAGTTTGGAGACTCCTCTAAAATTTGTTTAGCTGTATCTATGACTTCTTTTCTCAAATCATACTTACTGGCTTCATGTAAAATTTCATCAATTATCTCTTCGCTAGTGATACTCATTTTTAATTTTTCTGATTTTGAAATTCTTCAATTAGATAATTTATGTTATCGGACAGATGGTCGTTTTTTTTCAACCATTCCAAAACGTCATCTACACCCAACTTGTAGGATTGATACATGCAACTCTTGATAGCACTTTCACTTAAGAAAGAACTATGAGGTATTGTGTTTTCAAATATTTCAGTGAGTCTGATGTCCATATTATTTTGTTATTACCATGTTTGTGTTTGAAATTGGTAGACGAAGGACAGGATATTTTTTTTCAAATTCATCACTTTGGATTACCTCATAAAATCCTTCACAAACCTTCACGGTCGGAATGCTAGACATTTCCATTAAAATTTTTTGATTTTCAGAGGTGTAGTTCTCGTAAACTTTGATTGATTTTGTAGTTGTGTTGAAAATAAGTGTTTGCATGATTTAATTTGTTTAGAATACAAATATACAAAAAAATGGCATAAAAAAAACAGGTCAGTTTTATTGGGCGATAAGTAAATTACCAAGATACTTTATCAATAGAATTAAACTGAACCTGTCTACAGAATATTAAACATTGTCCAAGACAATGTAAAATAGAAAAATGGAAATTATTTGGTATTTATAAGAAACAATTCTTTTATGAACGCATACTTTGCTGCAAGTAGAATGAGTCAAGATGAGAAGAATGATATCTTGGCAAAACACAGAACACTATACGATGGATACAGAACGATGCAATCCTCGGTATCTAACGAACAACCATTATATGTACAAGACTTTGCAAAAGACAAAGTTGGTGCAGTAGTAAACAACAAAGGTGTTGTAAAACCTTATACCAACATGGGAATAAACGAACAAGTTCAGAAAGAGGTTTGTGACGAATGCGGAGCGATGCAAATGAGTGAAGGTGAATGTATGGAGTGTGGGTGGAAAGGTGAGATTGGTGCAATGGAAGAGGCAAAAGAACTTATGTGTTCTGAATGTGGTGGAGCAATGAACGAAGGTGAGTGTTCCGAGTGTGGTTACAAAATGGAAGAATTGGATGAAACAGGACATTTAGATGATATCTATAATGTTGAAGATTTGGGTGACGCAGAATTTGATTATGTTCAAGGAGGAGGTAACAAATACGGTACATTTGAAAAAATGCATCACATGAAAGGAATAAAAAGAGAACAAGTAGAAGATGATTATGTCGACAATTTTGAAGACCCAGACAACGAAGATGACGAAGTTGTGGGAACAGATGACTTGGAAATTGATTCAAGTGAAATGTATGAACAAGGGTATACTGGCGGTGGAAACGCTCCTGATATGGACATCAGTAATGTTGAACCAGCCTACGATTTTGTTAGTAATGGACCCATGGATGTCTACCCTGAAGGAGAAATGGAAGAACAAGATTGTTTAGATTGTGACGATGAAACTGCGTACGAGACAATGGAGTCAGCTTGGTCTGATGAGTTAGAAGAGACCGATATTTCAGGAGTACAAGGAATTTATGGTGATATGGAACCAGCATTTGATTTTGATTCAAAAGGACCAGGAAGTGCTGGACCTTACCAAACATCAAGTTGGGGAGGTTCATCTAACGATGATACCGCTGAAGACGATGTTTATTGGCAAAAAGATTTGGCACCAAATGAATTAGACTTGGATTTAGAAAAATTCAACCCTGAGGATTCTACGTGGGAAGAAATTAAAGCCCATACAGGTAATTGGGACGAAATTGATGAAGATTTGAAAGAGTCTTTCGAAAAACAAAAAAATAAGATAACAGAAATGATGATTAGAATGAAAGTTCTTTAATAACAAAAACCCCTCATAAAGAGGGGTTTTTTATTTCATGATACTTTAATTTTTTCACTTGTTCATCAATAAATATTTCTATATCATCCTCGTCTTTGCAGTCGAAAATCGAGATAATCCTTTTAATTTCGTTTATTTTATAAACATTGTTAAAAGATTGTGTATCAGAACCATACAAATTATATTCAGGTACAAATATTTTTAAAAAATTTTCAGATTTATTCAAATCAATTTTTGTTTCTTCAGGAAACTTATTTGTAGATTTTATTTCAAAACGGTAATCCGACGCACAATCTTTCATTGGAGTATCAATGAAAAAAACAAATTTTCTTTTTTCTCTTTTATAATGGTATTCAACTAAATTTTTTGATACAGGACACTCATAGAATTTTGATTGAATATCATTTGTTTTTTTATAGTTTAAAATTTTAAAACCGTTTCGTATATGGGTGTCTTGGTTTCTTTTACTCTTTTTGATTTGCATAACACCAGAAAAAAAATTTTTTTTATTTTTCAGGATATGACTAAAATTTACTAAGACAGGCCCAACTTCAGGATATTTTCTTTTTCTTTCCGAATCGTATTCGTAGACATCATTCAATAAGACGGTAACTTCTTTGGAATTTAATTGTTCCTCAGTTAGTGATTCAATGTCTGGAATTTCATTATCGTAAGATATAAAAACATAGTCTTCAAAGGTTTTATAAAGTTTTTCTAACGTGGATTGTATTGAAATTGAAATAAATTTATTGTTTTCGAGCGAATCGATATAGTTTTTGTGTAGTGTAAAGGTTTTGATTTTGTGGTCAATCACACCATAAAATTCTTTCAATTTTTCTAAACTTTCTTGGTCACCGAAAATTAAAAAATAATCAACGATTTCATATAACTTTTTGAACCTTATCTCAAAAACGTCAACATCATCTCCAATCAAGACCACGTCAAAAATCAATTTTTTTCCAATCATACTATTGAAAATATATGAAAAGCGGGTTAAACTTAAAGTAATAAAATTACAACATGGCATCTAACAACAAATTTGTTTCGAATCAAAGAAATAACGTCAATCATTTCAATTACTATTATTTCACTAATGTTTTTACAGACCAAGAAATTGAAAATATTATTGAAGTTGGGGAATCTCAACCAAAAATTAAAGCTACTACTGTAGGTGAAGATATCGGTCAAAGTGTGTCTGAATACAGAGTAAGTGATATTGCTTGGTTGTCTAATAACCAAAAAACAAGTTGGCTTTACGATAGAATTGCTGATTTGGCAATAAAGGCAAATAATGAAATGTGGAATTTTGATATTTGGGATTTCCAAGATGATTTACAATATACATCATATTACGGTAACGGAGGTCATTATGATTGGCACGCTGATTTAGGTGTAGGTATCTCAAATAGAAAACTATCCATAGTCTTACAACTTTCAAATGCAGATGAGTACGAGGGAGGTGAACTACAAATGAATACAGGTGGAAGCATCATCAATGTCCCCAAAGAAAAAGGCTTAATTTGTTTTTTCCCTTCGTTTCTTTTACACAGAGTTACGCCACTATCATCAGGATTAAGAAGGTCATTAGTTACTTGGTTGTGTGGTGCTAATTTGAGATGATACGACACGAATACATATCAGTTCAAGATTATAGGAGAGTTGGTCTAGCCAATGAATATTGGTTGTGGCATTTTACTGCATCTAAACCATTACCAGCACAACAAATTCAGTCACTTATGGGACCAACGGATGAAATAGGATTTCATCCTTTTAGATACATTGTAGACCAAATGTCTATTCCTGTTTTTGAAAGTGAATCTTCTAAATCTTACGACTTCTTGTTATCATTAGACCCACATATTACAGCGAATAAGCTCTATCAAAGAGACCATTTTTTTACTTTGGTATTGGGATTCAATTACATGAGATTAGTCACCTCAACATTTCATCCAAATAAATGTTATTGTGCAGAAGGAATTATAAGCGTAGTTGCAGACCTTAATGCGAATTTACTTAAAGATTTCAAATTTGATTAACGTTCAGTATTGAAGAAAAATACCTGAAATAATCTTCCATCGTACATATCCCTTCCGAAATAATCCAAGGATACGTGATAGTTGTCTGCTCTATACATGATAAGACGATTAAAAACATTTCCAACTCTATCGACTAATTCCCATTTTGTATAATCTCTACAATCAATACCAGGAGGTGCAGACTCTTTGTAGCCTGGTTCATTTTCTCTTTTATAATCGTAGTGCATCCACCCTGTTGCTTTATGTCGAAAAATACCCGTTCCCGAACTAAGAGGAGCGTCGGGTGTTAGGTAACAAACCGCGGCCCAATCAGTTGTGGAGTCAGCGTGAATCCATGACCTGTCTTCTGCTACCGTATATTGAAAAGAACCAGTATAATTGTTTTCAGGGTCGTCACTACCCCAATAGGTAATTTCTCCAGCAAATGGATAAAGAATATCTCTTAATTTCTTTTTAAGTCCGTCATTTAAAAATGACCTTGTTCTTTGACCTGGATAATTTCCTCTAACTTTAAATTCTTGTTTGAGTGCGAATTCTCTAACATCCATTGGGTTTGCGTAGAAATCGTCAATTGTAAGTGAATTAAATCTCATAAAATTTGTCTTTAGTAAAAAGTAACCATAAATACACAGAAAAAAAATGGTAAAAGAAAAATTTTGAAATGACTTTTACCTTACTTTATAATATTTGTTATATAAAATTGCTTATGGAAATTAAAGAAATTGTGTCCTACTTCATGAACAGTGATAGCAACATCATGGAGGTTTCTTTTAGGACAATTGAGGACAACGATGAGGTTATTAGAGTAGACCAAATAGATTATTCAATAGTTGAAGAATACGGGTTTGATTTAGTCACAGAATCTTTAGATTTTTTTGACGAGGATGAAGATGATTCATTCGTTGACGAAGACAAAGTTGAATTGGATGAGGATGAATTGATAACATTCTTAAATGAATATTATACAATTCACCCTAACTCTTTACCAAGTGCGGAATTTTATTAAGGTCCAACTCTATTAAGAGAAAGAATTAACCTGTAGTGCGGACCATCTTTACCGTAGGGTGCAAAATCTAAACCTGAAAGTTGAAGAGTTTCTAACAAGTCACTATCAACTTGGAACGTAATTCTTGCGTAAGAATTTCTATCTTTTGGTTTGTAGTCAAATTGAATTTTTCCTGTAGTATATGCATCAAAACTATATGGAACCCTCCAAAACATAATTTCGTTTGGTGACTCACCATACTCCCATCTATCCCTTTGACCATTTTGTTGTCTATTGAACCAAATCATTCTTATGGTTGAGTAATCAAAATGCAGATAGAAATTATCTACTTTGATTGAATCAAATGGGTCAGGAAGGTATGGAGTCATAAAAGTAGAACCTGAAAGGAAGGTTGTATCTTTTGTGGTTGCCTGTGATGTTTGAATCAGAGTAACTTTGGAAACAACATACTTTCCACTCAAAGTCAGGTCACTGACTTCAGTAACATATTTTTCACATGATATGAGAAATGGGAGTAAGAAAATAATATATTTTTTCATAATCCCAAAGGTATGAAATTTTACCAAACCAAAAAATATTTATTTATATGATTTTAGACGTAGATATTTTAATAACACTATTCGAAAAGTACTCGGATAAGAAAACATCAAGTGAAATTGGAGAACAAGAAGCGGCAGCTGCACCTTCAGGAGGTTCTACAGGGGGTGGTAAAGTACCACCAAAATGGGCCGATATTCACGGTGGACCTAAAAGAGGGAAAGCCAACATGTTAAGTAAAGGTGGCGAAAAATGGGAAACAGGTATGAATAGAGGCGTCGCAAATCAAATTTGGTAAAATCAATATATTTATAACAAAAAACAGATTTATATGATACATCCTAAATACAGCCCAGAAGAGGCTCTACAGAGAATGAAACTAATGATGGAGTATGATTCTTCAAAAACTCTTAGTGAAAATGAAAAACTATTAAAAGAAGATTCCACAGGATGGGAAAGAG